CCAGCGTCTAGTCTCTCCTGATATTAGCAGACAGCAGATGGAAGAGGAGGTTCCTGTTTCTTGGAGAACAGATCAGTCTCTGATGGGCTACGTCAAGAAGTATATGATCGGAGCCACAGGAGTCGGCTTCGTCGTACCGCCTTATATGGCGTACTGGGAGCGTCTCTGGGGAGCTACACCAATCGAAGACTTACCGAAATACAAAGACATGTACACGTTTACACCGTACATTAAAGCAAGCATCGACGTCACGATTAATCTTGCCTTAAGCAACGGTTTCGAGCTTGAAGGCGGCAAAGATGAAATTCGTGAGTGGCTTACTGACTGGCTTGACGAACAGAACATTTTAGAAACTTTGCGGATTATTGGTGCAGACATGCTTATCTCAGGTAACGGTTATCTCGAATTGTGTCGTAACGAAAACGGAGTTGTCGAGTGGCTTAAGCCTCTTGACCCTGTTCACATGCGCGTAAGACGTGATGCTTATGGTGACGTTTTCGGTTATGTTCAGCTTTTGACTTTTCCGCCTGTGGTGTTCGCTGCGCAAGATATTATTCACTTCAGGTGGGGCGCAAAGAGTTGGTGGTACGAGTTCAGTTACGGTACGAGCCAGTTGCGGTCTCTGCTCTTAATTCAAGCTTTGATTGATGACTTTCAGACTGATATGGCAACGATTATGAAAGTCTACACTAAGCCGATGCTGGTCGTTACAGCAGGGACTCCTGAGAATCCTTGGGCTGATCCACAGTTAACGAGTCTTGTTCAAGCTTTTGAAAGTCGGCAAGCTGCAACAGACGTTTTCGTAAGAGGCGACGTAACAGCCAAAGTTCTCCCAAGTATGACGAAGGAGATTAATGTCGAGTGGTGGCTTAACTATCTTCATCGTCAACGGATGGCAGTCTTGGGAGTTCCTAAAATCTTCTTGGGCGAAAGTGAAGGCACGAACAAGGCCACAGCAGACATCGTGATGCAGGAATACGTAACTAGGCTACGGATGATCGAAGAGCTAATCGGCGACATGCTTGAGACAGTCTTATTCAAGCAGCTAATTGAGAGTCAGTGGGGTGAAGGCGTTGAGATTCCAAAGGTTAAGTGGCGTCCGATCTGGGAGCCGACGATACAGGAGAAGGCCGCATACTACGTCGCGCTTGTGCAGAACAATATTGCTGGGATACCTGAGGCAAGATTAGCCTTAGGCTTGAGTGAGGAGCCTGAAAAAGGCGAAGAAGCAACGAGCGCCGGAACTGCGCTGATGGAGAAGCCTGGACAAAAGAAAATTGTAACGCTGCCTCTTCAAACGAAGTGAGTTTTTTGGCAAGCTTCGCAGAGGCTGCCGCATTCTACAGCCATTATGCTCAGCTTCCTCCTCTTCAAAACTCGGCGAAGCAAAGTTGGATTTTTATCCTCGTTGATGATGGGAAACTTTGCGAGCAGTGTGATGAGTTTCGCGGAGAAGCATATCAAATTGAAGACCAGAGCGAACTTGAAGAAGCCTTTCCTTATGGAGAGCAACTCGACAAAGAAACATTCTCTTGCAATATTCATCCAAATTGTCGTTGTATAGTCGAAAGGCAGGAATGAAAGCTGTTAAGACGTAAGCTTTCAAAATGGTGGCCTCGGATGGCTTGTAGTAGCCTCTGTGGTTATACTAACGAGATGCGAAGACCTCACCTAAGTTGCCTCTGGTGTCGTGTGCGTAGGTTCTTCTATGGGAAGCTCGACGTGAAGAAGTATCACAAGAACAGGTACATTAGAGGCATGGTCTTTCCACCGAAGTACTTCAATTATGTCTTGTGCATCGACACGAGCCCAGGTCGGAAGTTCAAGATAATCAAAGATTTTTTGTTGAAGCATTTGTTGACGATTTGTGAAGGGTTGGCGAACTAATATGCCTGGATTAGAAGAAGGCGAAACAGTCTGGCGATACCGCGTACAGGACCCAGACAAGTTTGATAAGAAGCGCGTCAAAGAGATCGGAAGTGGCGGCGTCAAGATTACAGTAGGCCGCATAAAGGGCACGAACAGGTGGGAAGTCCAGAACTATATGTTTGAGAAGCAGCGGTTTAAGACTCGTGAGCAAGTCAAGAAGTGGCTTGACGAGCACTTGAAGTCTCAGATTCAGATGCTCACGGACTTCAAAGCTTGGAACGAATATATCCGCAGAAACGTGAACGCTTACATGCGGATTAGTAAAGTTGAGGGTTAAGGTCGATATCATAGTTACTGCCTGGAGCATGATCTAGAGTCTTCATTCTTCCTTTCTCCTCCAAGTCTAGTTTCAGGCAGTGACAATCAAATTGAAAAAGGGGTGGTTAAGTCATGAATAAAAGATTCGCAACTTTAGCGAGTTTCTTAGTTTTTCTTTTGGCTTGTATCGCTATATCAGCGGCCTTGCAGTCTTTTACTGTCAAGATACCGAGTACAGCTTCAATTACTGTTGTAGGCTTGGGCGTCTACAGCGACGCTGCTTGCACGCAGAACGTGACGAGCATAGACTGGGGTACTCTCGCGCCTGGGACAGCGACGAACTATCAGGTCTATATTAAGAGCACAAGTACTGTAACTATAACACTGGGTTTAAGCACAGATTCTTGGAATCCGTCAAGCGCTTCAACTTACATTACTCTCGCATGGAACTATACTGCTGGGACGCAGATTCAGCCTGGTACTTCGTTACCTGTGACTCTTACTTTGACAGTAAGTTCCTCTGTTACAGGTATTACGTCTTTCACTTTCAATATAGACATGACTGGAAGCGGCTAAATCCTAGTTTTGAGGTGTAACAAAAGTGAGTTTTCAAGCAAGTGTTTGGAGTACGAAAGAAGTAAACGATCTCCCAGATAGTTCCTTCGCTAACATCGAGTCCGGAGGCCAGAAGGACAGCGAAGGCAAGACGATACCAAGAGACCTAAGACACTTTCCGTACAAAGATAAGAACGGAAATATCGATGAGCCGCACGTGAACGCCGGCTTCTCATATCTTCAGAAAGCGAAGCTTCCAATAGCTGCGAAGAAGCAAATACATACGACGCTAGTCAACGCTTGTAAGAAGCTTGGAAAAGAGCATAAGAAGTGCAGTTTTCCAGGTTGCAATGGTTATTCTCCGAGCAAAAAGAGTTTCCTTGAAGATCGTGCAGCTTGGGCTGCTTTAAACGAGAACTATGCGAGAACTCGCGGAATGAATGTAGTCTTCGGTTAAAGGTGAAAGAGTTTGCAGTTGACATATTTCGTTCCTTTCAAAGCCGCCGATAACGTAGACGCGCAGATGGCAATCAAAGAGAGGCTTCTACCGATCGAGGGTACAGCAATCGATACGAGCGTGAACGCAAATAAGTGGCAGGTCCCGCCAGAAGACCTTGACTTTTTCGTAACTACTCTTCAGGGTACGCAGCTTCGCATAGATCACGCAGAGAGCGCTATGGCTGTAATCGGCAAAGTTCCTGAAGGGAAGAAAGTGGGTGATGCTGTCAAATTTAGGGCTGAAATCGGTGATCTCCCGATTATCGAGAAGGTCCTACGGGGCTATTTGACGCACGTAAGCGTCCAAGTTGATTCTGATGATGTCGAATGCTCGAGATGCAAAGAGCAGACACGGAAGGAAGGTCTCTTAGTCCACCTTTGTCCCGGCGCGTGGGAAATCGTTCATAAACCGAGAGTCCGAGAACTTAGCATCGTAGCGAGCCCAGCCTACAAGAACACTGAGTTTAAGCCTCTAGGCTTCGCTTCGGCGATGAATGAGGGTCAGGAGAAAGCGCGTGTACAGTTTCAACGAAAAGAATTTCTTAAGAAATTGCTCGCTGTGAGATTAGTATGGGCGAGTTTACAGTCATCTGAAAATGACAAAGATGTGGGTTCTAAGGGAAACCTGCAAGAACCTGAAAATAAACCTGAAAGTAAAAAGGAGGTGAAGCCATTGTCTGCACAAAATAATGGGCAGCAAGCGGCTTCTCCGCATCAAGCACAAGGCGTAACGAATGTCGCTCCCGGAGAGGGGGCACCAAAGCAAGTGACTTACGACGACTTGTCGAATCAAGTGACGAAGCTGTGGGACCAGCTTAAGACTGCAGGCACAGACGCAGAAATCGACGCTTTAAGCAAGAAAGTCGCTGAGGTCGAGGTTGAAGTTGCGAAACGAGCAACTAAGAAAGGCCTTACACAAAAACTGAATGAACTCTCAAGGAAGATGAGCGAAAGCGCAGCTGACGCGGCAGACGCAGAGTCAGCTAAGAAGGGCAAAAAAGGCGAAGACGGTGCTAGTGAAGGCAACGGAGACGGCGACGGAAAGAAACCTGTGCCGCAAGCAGAGTCTGCAGAATCAGCAGGCCGCATAGCAACTGGCAAAGGCATAATCTCAAACGAAGAAGTTGCCATGGAGCAGAATGGTCCATCTGCGCCATGGTTTAAAGACCTCCTCAAAGCTAACGCGATGCAGAAAAAGCTCGGGAGCGCAACTTTCTCAGGCTGAAATGGTGATGCTAAATGAGTACACCAATTTTCGAGAGTACAAGCCCGCTCATAAATGATCGTTTCATCAACCCTTACATCGCAGGCGAAAACCTCAGTCCCGGTTCCCTCGTCGAATTAACTGCTGACTGGACCGTGAAAAAAGTCAGAACACAGAACAGCATAAAAGTCGTCGGAATAACTCTGACGAACGCAGTTGCAGGCCGTCAGGTGTCAGTAGTGGGAAGAGGCCAGTGCAGAGTCACTATCTGGGGAACAACCGTCGTGGCCGGAGACCAATTCGGAAGCGGCGGCGGCGGCGACACAGCAGGAACAGGCTCAGCAGGCACAGCAATCCAAGATAACACAACCAAAAACAGCAGCATTCTCGGGAACATAGTGCAGGGTGCAATAAGCGGCGGAACCGCCGTCTGCAACCTCTGGTAGCAAAAGGGTGATTGATTATGGCAATGGTACGAGACGCTTTTACATGGGTAGACACAGGAGCAGTAGCGTATCCCGCATTACATCAGCACATTATCGAACTAACGATGCCTGCATTGCTCGTGAAGCAGCTATTCCCAGAGTTTCCGCTCGTCGCCGGTAGGACTGCAGCTTTCGTGAAGGAAGCAGGTAGTAGATCAGCTGCAATCAGCGAGATCAGCGAAGGCGTAGAAATCCCCATGGACTTCACGCCGCTAAGCTACGTGACCGTAACGCCCTACAAAAAGGGTCTTAGAGAAAGAGTAACACGCGAAAACATCGAAGACCTCTACATCCCCGTGATCGAGCAGCAGCTTCGCAGATTAGCGCGAAGAATGGCCTATACGATAGACCTTGACTGCCTAAACGTGATCGGAGCAGGCGCAGGAATCGCAAGTGCAGGAACAGGCTGGAGCATGGGCGCAACATTGACGAGAACTCAGCTCGCAGGTACACTCGGCCAAGAAGACATTCTCTGGGCCAAAAGCTACATCGAAAGCAAGAGCTTCAAGCCCACGCACATCATCGTGAACCCGATTAACGCGCGAGCCCTCTACGAACTGCCAATGTTCAGCTTGTGGGCTCACTACGGTGAAACAATCACGAAAGGCGGCGTCATCGGCACAGTCTACGATATGGAAGTCTTAGTCACAGCAGCGCAGAGCGCAGGAACAGCGTACGTAATAAGCTCTGGAGAGAACCCAAGTGGCGCTTACGCTCCTATGGGCTTCTTCATCATCAAACGGCCGTTGATGAGCGACATTGATATCAGGAAAGAGTTTGACTCTGTAGACGTTATGCTGACGACAAGGTACGCGCCCTTAGTGCTTAACGGAGATGCTATTGTCCAAATAACAGGACTCAACACAAGCTAAACTCAGTGACTCAGTTTCCTATCTTTTTTTTAAGTAAATGGGCAGAAGGAACGTTAAAGCGCCAAAGAAGCAGTTTGCGTGCGAAACCATCTGGCGGTAGGCAACTGCGAAGCCTCTCCCGTTTTCGTCTAAAGCCCGTCCACATACTGGATAGGCCGAACGTGTCCTTTAAATGTAAACTTTGATGGAGGTGAGAAGTCTATGAAATTAACAGCAGCACAAGGCATCGTTCTTGTGACGCTCATTTTAGGTGTCCTTGGCGGTGTTCTTAATGAAGTGAGTACGTACATCCAGACTCTTGACTTATCGTGGCTTGGACCGTATGCAGTCCTTGTCAAGGCTTTCTTTGCAGGCGCGCCGTACATCATTGCAGTAACTTGGCTCTATAACATCTTCGGGTATTTAATGCAGAATCAAATGGTAAAATCAACTCCTTTGCCGTTTGATACTCAGAAATTCGTTCAAACCCTTACTCTGTTCATAAGCACAATCGGTCCAATATTCATGCTTGCGCCAACGCCAGAGTTGAAAGCCATCGGCTCGCTTATTGTCTTTATCGCGACAGCACTCTTGAAGACATGGCAAAACATTACGACGCAAATGTCAGTATCGAACTTGGCACTAACGACAGGACCAAACGGAATAGCTGAAGGTGTTGATAACGGCTCGCTTGTTTTCTGGTACCCAGGACAGTCAACGCAGCCCGCAGGGACAATTCAAGTTCCGTACGGATTATCGATGGCAGCGGCACAAGCATGGATTACTGCGCACCCCGGAGGAAAGTAAAACTCTTTCATTCTCTCTCTCTTTTTTCTATCTTACGTTATCCTGCGATAAAGTTCTGGATTTAATCCAGACTTCGCAAAAGGTGAAAAAGTTGCATAGAACAAGTAGACGAGAAAAACTGTCAAAAGCAGTGTTGATCTTAATCGTGACGCTGCTCTTAACGTCTATCTCTTATTTCCAGCTTAAAATAAGCGTCGTCTATGGTACTATTACGGGCGATCAGCCCCCAGCTTCTGGCGATTGGATAATTTCGACGGGTCCAGGCACCACGGTGACTAGCGAGCCAAACTTGATTATCAACGGCAGCATCAAAGTCAACGACTATCGTTATTTCAAAGTCTACGATAGTAACATTACGATCAACGGAAACTTTACGAATGTTGGCGACGCAGCTATCATAATCTCAAACTCGACCATTTACTCCAACATGACACGAACGAATAATTACGGCTCGTACTTCATGCTGAAGGGAAGCAATGGCTATTCGGTCAACATCACGAATAGTAGATTTCTGAACGCGACGAATAACCGAAATTACATGGACTTAGAGCTTAACCAGACTTTAGTGAACGATGAATTCCGCGGCTTCGGAGATAACGTCCTCACTAATACCTACGGAATCCTCATCGATCCAGGCGCTGCTTATAGTGGAAACTTCACAATGCAAAACGTGCACATTCATCAGATTAACGCGACATTACAGCTCAGATACTGCACCGCAGGGCTAATAAGCAACGTAACTATCGACGAAATTCAACAGTTCTTTGGGCTCGGTCTTGGTGCATCAGGCTACGTAAGCCTATTATCGATATATCAATGCCAGAATATCGTCATAAGTAATCTGACGATCAACTTCACGCAGACGATCGGAACGCACGCGATGAATACGCCAACGGTCTACGGGTTTGGCTTGTCCACAGGAACAACAAACATCACAATCAATAACGTGACTGTTCAAGGATTATTCCCAACGCTAAACTTGGATGGCGGCATGAATGACATAACGCCGCATTTTGCAT